AATGATGCAAGAATTCAAAGATGAAGAACAAAAAATTATGGGTCAGTTTGGAAATGATCCAATTGCTAGATTAAAAGCAAGAGAATTGGATTTAAGAGCTATGGATGACACTGTTAAACGAGAACAGGATCAAGAGAAGATTAATATGGATAAATCTAAACAATTAATGGGTCAACAGCAATTTGACGAAAAATTAGAGCAGAATGAAGACCTGGCTGAATTAAGAGCAGAAACTTCTTTAACCAAACAGATGATGTCTCAAGACGCTAAGATGCAACAAGATAGAATGAAACAAAGAGACGTTAAAATCTTGAAAGGTCCTAGAAGATAAGATACAAACTAATAAGGAGAAAAATATGACAAAAACACCAATAGGATATCCAGAAGGCGGAAAAAAATATAAAGCTGATCTAGGTACCGTAGGACAAGACCCTAGAGCCAATATCATAACTAATGACTTTGTTCCTGGACAAAAAATAGACAAAGGCACAAAAGTTAAAGTTGCAGGCACTAGAAGAATGCTAGCTAGCAAAAATAAAACAGCTACTTGGTTCTAATATGGCTTGGTTCGGCTTAGCAAAAATTGCACTACAAGCTGGAAGCAAGATATACGCCAATCGTCAGAAGACGAAAATGGCAATGTCAGATGCACAGCTTATGCATGCACAGCGTATGGCCTCCGGTGAGGAAACTTACCAGGGCAAACTTTTAGAAGCTCGGCAAAACGACTACAAGGACGAAATCGTCCTTGCGATACTTACGCTCCCGATAATTGTACTCGCTTGGTCGGTGTGGACAGAGGATCCGGCGGCTATGCAGAAGATAGATGTATTCTTTGAGTATTTCTCGAATCTGCCGAAATGGTTCACAAATTTATGGATTCTCGTCGTGGCGAGCGTTTTTGGCATTAAGGGTACCCAAATATTTAGAAACGGCGGAGGAAAGAAATAGACTTGCTATTAAAGGTAAGTTATATTAATAACTAATTAGGATAATATTATGGCTAAGAAAAAATCAAAACTTAAAAAAGCATTAGCCTTAGGAGCAGCTCTGGCCGGTGGACTTGCTTTAGCAAAAAACAGAAAAAGAGCTTCTATGGCCGGTATGGATGATGCTGGGATGAATGTAAAACATTTTAACCATCCTTTCGACGACATTCCATTGGCAGATAATACTACAGTTAATCCTAACTTTTTAGCACTAGGAGCAAAAGATGGTGGTAGAATTACAAAACGTGGAGTCGGAATCGCAAGACGTGGTTTTGGCCGAGCATTAAAAGGAAAATAATTATGAGACAAAACGGAGTAAGAAGCGATGTCAGATTTCCATACGGAAGTGGTATGAAAAAAGGTGGCAAAGCTAAAAAGCAAGGATACACTGACAGAAAAGATGAATCTATTGCAATGAGAATTAGAAAAAAAAGAACACCAGCACAATTAAAAGCAAGTCGAGATGAATCTTATGGAAGATTTGGTTCGGCTGCTAAAAAATCTGGGAAAATAAACCGATGAGCAAAATAGGAATTCAAACACACGGCGTTAACCATAGCATTATGCGCGAAGGTTTACGTGGTGGAGGACTTGCTACACGAGGAATGGGCCAAGCTCTTAAAAGAGGTGGTAAAGCTCGTAATACTAGACGTATGAATAGACTTGAAGAACTAGGTCGTGTTGATGCGGAAAAAGCTTATAAGAAAAAAGGTAAAAGAAATCTTAAAGCAGAAAAAAGAAGAATAGTAAGAGAACTTAAAAAATAATGCCTCAATATTTTGATTCAACAGCACCCTTCCCTATGAACACTAAAGTAAGGAAGTATGCTTCTGGTGGAAGAGTAGCTGCTAAAGATGGCAACTGGATTCAATCAGTAAACAAATCAATCAAGAAAAGAGGAACGAAAGGAAAATGTACTCCTATTACAAAACCAGGATGTACAGGAAGAGCTAAAGCATTAGCTAAGACATTTAAAAAAATGGCGAGAGAAAGAAAATCAGCTTAATGAGATCAGTCTTAATAGACGCATTACAAAAGCAGTATGAAGCAGATATCGCAGCAGCCGATGCTACGATTAAATTACTTTTGGAAAATTCAGTTGGAGTAAGTGAACATCTTAATCATCAAAAAGAACTAGATTGTCAATTGCATAAAATTGCATCAGCAGAAGAGAAATTACAAGTATTAAAAGATTATGAAATTCCAAAGGCAACTTTATAGTGCCATTTAAATCAGAAAAACAAAGACGTTACCTGTGGAAAAACCATCCTAAAATTGCGAAGGATTGGACGAAGACATACGGGAGTAAACCTGTAGGAAAGAAGAAAAAAACAAAAAGGAGAAAAAAATAATGGATGAGTTAATATTCGTAGATAAAGTAAGAAGAATTATCAAAATGAGACATGATGATGTTGTCGCAGCTATGGTTTCTGGGGGTGTTGACAATATGGAGAAATACCAATATATGTTAGGACAATTAAGAACGTACCAATATATGAGTCAGGAAATATCCAGCCTGCTAAATAAAAAGGAGCAACAAGATGACGGAACAGTTATCAGTATCAAACCAAAAGGAGGTCCCAAAACATAGGGATGCTCTTCAAGAAAAATACGATCAAGAACCTAAAAAACCTAAAAAAGAAATAACATCCGACTCAGCTAAACTACCTCTACCTACCGGTTGGAGACTTTTAGTTTTACCTTTTAAAATGAAGGATAAAACTAAAGGAGGAATTCTTATAACGGATGACGTTGTAGAACGAGCCCAAGTAGCATCGACTTGTGGTCTTGTATTAAAAGTTGGACCTGATGCGTACAGAGACAAAGAAAGATATCCCGAAGGACCTTGGTGTAAAGAAGGAAGTTGGGTTGTTTTTGCACGTTATGCAGGATCTAGAATTAAAATAGATGGGGGTGAAGTTAGACTTTTGAATGATGATGAAGTTCTAGCGACCGTGGAAAACCCTGAAGATATATTCCACGATTTATAAACATAGGAGGAACTATGCCAGAAGAAAAAGAAACAGAAAATCTAGTTGATGTTGGAGAGGCTGAGGAAAAAGCAACCGAGATTGATATAGATAAAAAAACTGAAGGAGGAACCGTTGAAGATGAAAAAAGTAATCAAGACGATAATAAGTCCGATGACACATCTGAGAAATTGGATGAGTCAGTGGCTGTTCGAGATAGCAAGGACGATGAAGACCAAGCTAACAAAGAAGAAGTAAAAGAACCCGAACAGAAGAAAGAAATGGAAGAGTATAGCGAAGGCGTTAAAAAACGTATTGCTAAACTTACCAGAAAAATGCGTGAAGCTGAGAGACAAAAAGAAGAAGCGGTCATTTATGCTAAACGTGTAATGAGAGAACGAGATGAGCTAACTCAGACTGCAACTACTTTAGATAGAGATTATGCTGTTGAAATGGAAAACAGAATAAAATCATCTTTAGCAGCGGCACAAGCTAAGTTAGGAGCTTCTAGACAAGCTGATGATAAAAAAGCTGAAGTAGAAGCTTTAACAGCTATCTCACAATTAGGATATGAACAAGGGAAACTTGCAGAAATCAAAAGCAGACAAAAAATGGAAGAAACTGCTAAAGAAAATACAAGAAAGCAAGGTCCTGCAGCTCAGATGCCTGTTCAACAAACACTTCCACCTGATCCAAAAGCAGAGGACTGGGCGGAAAAAAATGATTGGTTTGGCAAAGATAACGCCATGACCTACACAGCTTTTGATCTACATAGAAAGCTTACTGAAGAAGAAGGGTATGATCCAAAATCAGATTCTTATTATGAAGAGATTGATAAAAGAATAAGACTTGAATTCCCCCAAAAATTTGGTAAGGTAGAACGACAGATTAGTAAACCTACACAAAACGTTGCTTCTGCAACGCGTAGTTCAAAGACTGGTCGCAAAAGTGTGAAACTCACACCTTCACAAGTAGCAATCGCTAAAAAATTGCGTGTGCCACTAGAAGAGTATGCAAGACAACTAAGACTCACGGAGGGAGAATAGCATATGAAAAATGAAGATAAAAAAACTTCCCGTGCGAGCCAAACAAGAGCTAAAACAAAACGTAAATTAGTTTGGACTCCACCATCGTACTTAGATACACCCAACGCGCCAACTGGATTCAGACACAGATGGGTTAGGGCAGAAATCTTAGGGTACGTCGACACGAAAAACATACAAGGACGCTTAAGGTCCGGGTATGAGTTAGTAAGAGCCGACGAATTTCCCGAAGGTGACTATCCAGCAATATCAGATGGCAAGTATGCCGGGGTGATCGGGCACGGAGGCCTTGTGCTTACAAGGGTACCTGAAGAAATCGCGAAGCAAAGATCGCAGTACTTTTCCAAAATGGGAGAGGACGCGATGAAAGCTGTAGACAACGATTTAATGAAGGCTGAGCATAAGAGTATGCCGATCGATATAGATCGACAGTCTCGTACAACCTTCGGTGGTAGAAAACGTTAATTTTTTAACATTCAACCAACGAAATTTTAACTAACCGTAGACTGCGGATAGTAGTCTACACAAGGAGAAAAGCTATGGCTAACCAAAGTACGGTAGGTTTCGGATTGAGACCTCTCAGAAATGCTGATCAAAGTGTACACACTGGCGGGTTAAGCGAATGGATGAAAGCATCAGGTTCTGCTGCTATCAACCACCATGAGCTAGTTCAATTACAAGCAACAGGATATGTTCTTGCTGCTACTAACACAACTAGTAACAACATTGGAGCGCTTAATGGCAGTTTTTACACTGATCCGAGCACGCAAAAACCAACTTGGTCTAACTATGCACCTAGCATCGCGGCGAGCGATCACACTGTTCTTGTAGACGATGATCCTCGAACTATGTTCGAGATGAGAACACAATTAACATCCCTAACGAACCCTGGTTCGGTAGGAGATTGCGCGCCAATCGTAGTAGGTACCGGTTCTGGATCCCCAAATTATATTTCGGGAAACTTACTCGGTGCACCCGGCGGAGCAGGAGCATTAGATCAGATTAAGATTTTTGGTTTAACTCGTGATCCTGACAATCAAGACGTATCCGTTTCAGGAAGCGTCTGGAGAGTCATTATTAACGAAAACATGCTCGCGAACGGCGTAGCAGGCATATAAGGAGAATAAATTATGGCAATATCACGTAATCAACTAGTAAAAGAACTAGAGCCAGGTTTAAATGCTTTATTTGGCCTGGAATACAAACAGTATGAAAATCAGACAGCTGAGATTTATACTACGGAGTCATCTGACAGAGCTTTTGAAGAAGAAGTTATGTTGTCAGGTTTCGCTAACGCATATGTAAAACCAGAAGGATCTGGGGTTGCTTATGATCAAGCGCAAGAAACTTTCACAGCAAGATACACTAACGAGACAATTGCTCTCGCTTTTGCGATCACTGAGGAAGCTATTGAAGATAACCTGTATGACAAACTTGCTTCACGTTATACAAAAGCATTGGCAAGATCGATGGCAAACACTAAACAAGTGAAAGGAGCATTTCCTTTGATTCAAGGGTTACCTACTACAGATAACTTTGATTCTGGAGATAACGTTTCATTGTTTAACACTGCACACCCAACGATAGCAGGGACGTTTCAAAACACCCTGACTACTCAAGCAGACTTAAACGAAACTTCATTGGAGCAAGCACTGATTGACATTGCTGCGCTAACTGATGAACGTGGTTTAAAAATCGCTGCAAAAGGTGTGAAGATGATTGTCCCATCTGCTAATCAGTTCACTGCTGAGAGATTGATGAAATCTCAAGGTAGAGTAGGAACTGCTGATAATGATATCAATGCGGTCAAATCTATGGGTATGGTTCCTCAAGGTTATAGAGTGAACAACTACTTAACAGATACTGACTCTTGGTATGTTATTACAGATGTACCTAATGGAATGAAACACTTCGACAGAGCACCTCTTACTACTAAGATGGAAGGGGACTTTGATACTGGCAACGTTAGATACAAAGCTAGAGCAAGATACGTTTTTGGCGTATCTGACCCTAGAGGTATCTTCGGTGTTGAAGGTGCGTAATACCTAAACTATTTAATGGGGCGGCCTCAAAATCGCCCCATTTTGACTATAAAGACAGAAATTACCTATGAAAAACTTCCGTGTACAGATTCATGCTTATGGTTATTACGCTGATTTTACTATTAGCTGTAAAAATACCACTCAGGATATAGAGGATTCAATCCTTGACAAACTGGGAAAAAATGAGGTATTGTTCGAGTCTGATGGATTTACGAGGAAAGATCGTAAATGGATAACTTATGAGGAAGTTATAAATGACACAAGAGCTATACAAACAAAAGAAGTCCTTGGAGTTAGATTGGGAGCAAGAGTATAACGAATCAGGTAAATATACTCTTCACATGGTAAAGATCGATGACAAGATTAGAGAAATTGTCACTGAGATCAAACTAGAAGAAGCTAGAACAGCTCACCGTGTTAACCAAATTGAAGAATCTAAGGCTGAAGTCTCGATAGCCACTTAAGCGCTATCAAAAATCATACAAAACCACAGGGATACCTTGCGCTAAATGAAAATTTGCGTTATAGATTACTTACTAAGTATTTAAATTCATAAATTGGTTATTCTTTGCTTAGGAAGAATGACTGGCGCTAGGAGGCGCTGATTATATGACAACACACTTTTCAAGTGGCGTAACAAACGTAAGAGGAAAAGATGGTGCTACTTCTTTATTTAGTGGTATCAAACAACCTTTAATAACTGGTGGAACATCACCTCAAGAATGGGCATTTCAAGATGACTTTGTGAAATTCTCACAAGTAACGACTGCACCATGGACTATAACAGATCCAGGTGGAACTGCTTACATGCTAGCTCAATATCCGCAAGGATGGCTAAGAATGGGAGATGCTTCTCCTGTTGCCGCAGACATCGCAATAGCTGCATCAGAGGATGTTTTCCAAATTAATACTAATAAGAAATGGTACTTCGAAACTTCAATCGCAATTACTGATGTCACTGAACTAAACACTTTTGTTGGTTTTGCGGCTAATGCTTATGCTAACCCAAATGCAGTACCAGATGATGGTATTGGATTCTCTCATTTAGAAGATACAACTTCAATTCAATTTGTATCTAGAAAAAATGGAGCAGGAACATCTTTCACTATGTTAGAAGCAGGAAGTACATTTGCACAATTGGATTCAACTGTAGCGACACAATCTGCTACTGTTTATGGAATGCCGGATAATTCTGTTAGATTGGGATTCTTATTCCAACCAGCAGGTACTGAACTAGGTCAAACAGCAGATCAGTTTAAACTTTACATAAATGGTACAATTTCTGGAACACAAGCAGCAACAACTATTCCTGATGATTTACTTATGGAAATGAAGTTGATGACTGAAAGCAAAGGAACTGTGACTAACGATCTTTATGTTGATTACGTTCAATCGATTCAACAAAGATAATAAAATTATTCTAAGCTCCTTCGGGAGCTTAGAAAATTAAAGGATTAAATTATGGCAAACGTTTCAGACGTAAAAAGTAAACGAATTCTATATGGAACAGACACTGATGCTATTTCTGTAGTAGGTTCAGCTACTACTTTAGTTTTACTAGATAGTGGTCCCTGGATAAATGCTCAAACAGTAACTATTACATCCCCTAGCGGTAACAACACGGGAATAACTTTTACTGTAGTAGGAAAAGATGCTGATGGAGCAGTAGCAACAAGTGCAGCAACAACTGGTCCAGGATCAGGTCTAACAATTGATATAGCAGGCACATGGACAGAAATAACTAGCATCACAGCTAGTGGGTCTATCACAACTTCTATTACAGCTGGAGTTAAAGATGGTTTAACATCAGGCGTTGTATTTGCTGGCAGAACTAGAATAAGAGGAATGAACGGAGTAGGAGGAGCTGGAGCAGCAACTCTCTTTTTTAAAAACAGTTCAACCAGTGGTTCTTCTAAATTCGTATTAGATGTAGATCAGGCAGAAACAGTGGCTCCCTATATTCCAGATAATGGAATTCTATTTGAAGATGGAGCTTATTTCATAATGACTGGAACTGCGGTAGTCGGAATATCTGTACAATATGACGGGTAGGGTTAGATGGCTAACACTACTTCTCAATCATACACTTTCGATAAAACTCTTCCTATTGATGAGATCGTAGAAGAATCTTACGAAAGAATTGGTGTAAGAAATGTTTCAGGTTATCAATTAAAAACAGCTAAACGATCTTTAAATCTTTTATTTTCTGAATGGGCAAACAGAGGTTTGCACTATTGGGAAATAGCTAATCAAGGTTTTACTTTAGTAGATGGAACCAATGTTTATACTACTTATCGATCCCCGGCTGATGGAGCATCTCAAGGATTAACAACAACTTTATCTGCAGGCATTAATGCTGCTGTAACTGATATTCCCTTGACCCAGGTTAAAGATATGCCTGGCGCGGCTCAAGGTGGAGGAACTATTACTGTAGGCTCAGAAACAATTAGATATACTGGAAAATCTGCAGCAACAGGCGCAGCCAATCTTACCGGCGCTATTCGTGGATCTAATGGTACTACAGCTGCTACTCATTCAAGTGCCGATGCAGTAACTCAACATGCAACGGGAATGGATAATATATTAGAAGTTAATTATAGAATTACTTCTACTGATATTGATTCACCTATGACTGAAGTAAGTCGATCTCAGTATCAAGGATATTCTAACAAAGCTGCAAAAGGAACACCCACTTCTTTTTTTATTCAAAGATTTATTGATCGTACTACTTTAACTGTTTATTTAACTCCTGGTGCAGCAGAAGATGGAAATAAATTAAATTTATATTATGTAAGAAGAATTCAAGATGGGGGTGCTTATACAAATGCAGTTAATGTACCTTATCGTTTTGCACCTTGTATGACAGCAGGATTAGCATTTTATCTATCACAAAAAAATTCACCCCAAAGATCACAAGAAATGAAACTTTATTATGAGGATGAACTGGCTAGAGCTATAAAAGAAGATGCAGATATTACTAGTACTTATATTGCACCTAAAGTTTATTTTCCTAACGCTTAATTATGACTACTTTTGCTTCAGGTAAACATGCATTGGCTATTTCAGATCGTTCTGGAATGGCTTTTCCTTACTTAGAAATGGTAAGGGAATGGAATGGTGCATGGGTTCATTTTTCAGAATTTGAGCCTAAACAACCGCAATTACAACCTAAACCTACAAGTGCTGATCCACAAGCTTTACAAAGAGCAAGACCTTCAAGAGTAGCTTTTGCTACACCTTCTGTTTTAAATAATAATCCTTTTTTAACAGAAATAGGAACCACTTTAACTGTGTCAGAAACTAATCATAATCGCTCTACAGGAGATGCTGTTAGGTTTTATCAAGTTAAAAAACCTGTGGGAGGTGTTGCCGTTTCCACTTTTGAATTAAACACAACTTTAGCTACGACTATTACAGCTACAGATACTTCTATTATATTAACTGATGGTTCAGCATTTCCTACGTCAGGATATATTGTTATTGAAGCAACTAATACAGATCAAGCTTCATTAGAATATGGAAAAATTACAAGTGAAACTATTCAATATACTGGGCGAAGCACTCATACTTTAACCGGCTGTACCCGAGGGACTTCTGCTCCTTCTTATGGAACCACACCCGTTTCAACAACAGCAGCTGCTCATACTGCTGGAGCAAAAATTTATGGCTCATATGAAATAACAAAAATTGAGGAAACACGTACTAATGATGCGGGCTCAACAGAAACTTTTAGTAATAAATTTAGTTTTACTTTAGTCAGTGCAGCAACTAGTATAGAAACAGGAGGAGGATTTTTCGTTTTCGGCGGTCCCGTTAACGATAGATCATAATTATGGCTGGATTTACATACACAACTTTAAAAGCAGCGATTCTAAATTATACTGAAACTGATGCGAATGTTTTGACTACAACTATTGTAGATCAGTTTATTGAAAATGCAGAATTTAGAATTTTTTATGATGTTCCTAGCGATAATAATAGATATGTTAGTGAAGGAAATTTAGCTGTTGACGATAATACAATAAATGTCCCTGGTTTAGGAACTAAAGGAAATACTGGGACAGTATTTGTACGTGGGGTAGAAGTTTTTAATAGTACCTCAGCTTCTACAGGACCTGGAACATGGTTAATTAAAAAGGACCAAACTTATTTAAGTGAATATGTTGATAGACTAACTGGAACAGAAGGAGGACAACCGGATCAGGATGTTACAGGATTTCCTAAGTATTATGCGATGTTTGGGGGTGCTACTGGCACTTCATCCACTACTTCAGGAGGCCTTTATATAGCTCCTACGCCGGATGCTAATTACATGCATAGAATATATTATGATATGGTACCCAAGAGCCTAACAACTACAGCTACAACTTATATAAGTCAGTACTTTCCACAGGGGTTATTATATGCTACTTTAGTAGAAGCTTATGGATTTTTAAAAGGTCCAATGGATATGTTGACATTATATGAAAATAAATATAAACAAGAATTACAGAAGTTTGCAGGAGTGCAAATTGGAAGACGAAGACGAGATGACTATACTGACGGAACTGTTAGAATACCAATCACCTCTCCGTCACCGTAAACATTAGGAGAAAATTATGGCAATCGCATCGGTACTAACAAACAGTTTTAAAACAGAATTGTTAAAAGGATTACACAGCTTTGACACTTCAGGAGCAACACCTGCAGGAAGCGTATTTAAAATCGCTCTTTACAACAGTTCAGCATCACTTGGCACTACTACAACTGCTTATACAACATCTAATGAATTAGCTACAGCAACTGGTTATACACGACCTGGAAATACTTTAACAAATACTGGAGTGGGTGTTTCAACAGTTACTTCTTTCACAGATTTTTCTGATACATCATGGACATCAGCTTCTTTCACAGCACGTGGATGTTTAATTTATAATTCATCTACTATTACTGGATTGACAACAGATGCTGCCGTTTGTTCTATTGATTTTGGTGGAGACAAAACTGTTTCTTCCGGAACGTTTACAATTCAATTTCCAACTAACGATTCTAGCTCAGCGATCATAAGAATAACGTCGTAAGGAGGTAAATCCTTATGGCTAATCTTACAGTCACAGTAGCCGTTACAACCGGAACTCAGTATGTTACTGGGTCTACTGGAAGTATTTATACCTTTGATGGTTCTCAACCAGCAAGTTTTACTTTTCCATGGGTTGCTTCAGGAACAGTTCGTTTAGATCAATCAGAATCAAGTAATGATAATCATCCATTAATTTTTTCTACTTCCAACAGCACTACTCTTGGAACAATGCGGGCCGGCATTATTTCATCCGGTGTCACTTATTATTTAGATGGTTCTAGTAGTGAAGCTGATTATACAAACACTACAAATTTTAACGCAGCTACTACCCGTTATATAGAAATAGCTCCTACTTCAGAAACAGATTTTTATTTTGCATGTTGGGTTCATGGTATTGGCATGGGAGGAATTGTTGACATTACCCAAAATACATGGGGTGCATTTTCATGGGGTCAGAATCAATATGGATCTCAAAACCATGTGGATGTGCTTCCAACTGGTTTTCTTACTACAGGTAGTTTAGGTTCAGCTGCAGCTTATGCAGAACAAGGATGGGGAAGAGCTGCTTGGGGTTCAGAAATATGGGGCGATAGTTATGATCCCGTTATTGCGCTTACCGGTTTTTCAATTACAGGTTCTTTAGGGACTTTAGCTTATGCTCAAGCAGAAGAAGGTTGGGGTAGAGATGAATGGGGTACTGGTAACTGGGGAGAAAATACTACTACCGCTGTAATAGCATCCGGCCTTGAAATGACTGCTGCTCAAGGTCCAAGTGGATGGGGTCAATCTCCTTGGGATGAAATGGTTGCATGGGGCGGAGATTTAAGATGTGAGACAACTCAATTATCTATTGCAACTCTTACAGGTATAGAAGCAACATTAAGTCTAGGTACTGCTACCATTAGTCGACTAGATATGATTTTTGATATTACTGGTCCTTCAACTATGTCCGTAGGATTAGGGGTTCCAAGTATTAATAATGGATCAGATCATAGCCAAGGAATGCCAAGTTTCTTAGCAACAGGAAGTGTAGGATCTCTTGGTCATGAGATGACTTATACGCTTACTGGTTTAAGTGCTACTATGAGCTTAAATAACTCCGGAATAGTAATTGATGATACTCAAATCGTTAATGTGAGTGGTCTACAAGGAACAGGTTCTCTTGGCTCGCTTACTGTTACTGACATGGCAATAGGATTAAGTGGATTGAGTTCTACAGGTTCTTTAGGAACTCTAGTTATTACAGATATGCAAGTTGGACTTTCAGGACTTGAAATAAGTGGAACTTTAGGGTCTGGGGGAGTTTCTCCATTACACTACAAAGATGTTGACATCACTGGAAATACTTCCTATACATACGTAGAACACTCAGCTTAAGGAGAAAAATTATGTCATCGAATTATACAGCACTCGGAATTCAGCTCATGACGACTGGCGAAAAGGCCGGTACATGGGGAACTTTAACAAATACTAACTGGGATATCATTGAACAGATTTCAGGTGGTTATACTACACAAGCGGTTACTGATGGGGCTGATACAACCCTTTCCGTAAATGATGGAACAACTGGTGCAACTCTTGCACACAGAGTAATAGAATTAACTGGTTCTCTTTCAGCTGGAAGAAACGTAACTATTCCTTTAGATGTTCAAACTTTTTATATTATTAAAAACGCAACTACTGGATCACAAGTCGTTACATTTAAATATGTAACTGGTTCAGGAAATAGTGTTGCTATTGCCAATGGCGCAACAGTAATTGTTTATGCAACTGCTAATGATGGAACAAATCCGGATATTGATTCAGTATCTCTTGGAGATGTAACACTTACAGGAACACAAACTTTAACAAACAAAACTTTAACTTCACCAATTATTGGAACATCTATTTTAGATACAGGTTCTAATGAATTATTTAAATTAACGGCTACTGGATCAGCAACCAACGAATTCACAGTAGCGAATGCTCCCAATAGTAGTGGGCCAACGCTTTCTTCTACAGGTAGCAGTGATACCAATATAGATATTAACATTAATCCAGCAGGCTCAGGTGTTCTTAAATCAGGAACAGCTGCAGTTAAAATTGCAGGCACAGAAACTATTTTTGTTCCAGCAAACGCTATGTTTGGCACAACAACAAATGGTGCAGAAGCAGCTGCGGTTGAAACAACAGCTCTTCGACCTGAATTAAAAGTTTTAGATTTTGATGCAAGTACTCGTGAAAATGCACAGTTTTCTATTGCAATGCCTAAATCATGGAATCTAGGAACAGTAACTTACCAAGTTTTCTGGAGTCCAAGTAATACGAATACAGGTAACTGTATTTTTGGTGTTGAAGGTTTAGCATGTACTGAAGGTGACACAGCCGATGCTGTTTTTGGAACAGCTATAGAAGTCACAGATGCTGGAATTGGAACTGTAGAAGACGTACAAATGAGTGCGGTCAGTTCAGCAGTAACAATTGGTGGGTCTCCCGCTGATGATGATTATTGCTTTTTTCAACTTTACAGAGATGCAGCTGATGGTAGCGATACCTTTACAGGTGACGCACGAGTAATGGGAATTAAATTATTCTATACTACAGACGCTGCTAACGACGCGTAATATTAGAGGAGGAAAGATAAATGTCTTTTGGATATCAAATTTTAGGATTTGGAGCCGGGGGTGCACCAGCCAATTGGATTGAGGCTACCGGAGGAACTACTGTCGAATACAATGATGGTGGCGTAGATTATAAAGCTCATTTTTATTTAGCGACAAGTACTTTTGTTGTTGACGCTTTAGGCAAAGATGCAAGTCACGGTGATAAAGTAGATTACTTTGTTATTGCTGGCGGCGGCGGTGCTGGTGGATCAGTAGCCGGCGGCGGAGGCGGTGGCGGAGCAGTCACAACTTCAGGTCTTGCCACAGTTATGACAGTAGGTACTCACCCAATTACAATTGGAGCTGGAGGTCCTTCAGCTTATAATGCCCCTGTAGATGGGGATGACTCTGTTATTTTTGTTGGCGCACCTATTGCAGCTACTGGAGACGGTGGAGGTTATGGAGCCCCTTATGTAAATACTGCCGGCAGCCCAGGAGGTTGTGGTGGAGGTGCTGCTCAAGCAGCTTCAGGTGGTACAGGTACTCAAGGATATGATGGCTCACCATCGGTTCAAGGTCAAGGCGGCGGAGGTGGCGGCATGGGCGCAGATGGCGGCCCTGGTGCTGGTCCTGGTTCAGGCGGCGGAAATGCTGCCGGAGGAGACGGAATTATAAACGCATACGATAATAATAGTTATTACTACGGTGGCGGCGGAGGCGGCGGTGGAGGAATTCACGGCGGCGCAAGCGGTGGCACTGGTGGTAAAGGTGGAGCTGGTGGAGGATCATGGCAACAATCAGGTGGTCCAGGAGCAGCTTCAACTTCAGCAGCAAGAAATTTAGGCCAATCTGGTACGCCAGGTGCAGGTCAAACGGGAGGCAGTGCAGGTGCTAATACTGGCGGAGGAGCCGGTGCCGGAGGTCATCCTAGTTCATGGGGAGGAGCAGCGGGTAGCGGTTATGCTGTTGTTCGTTACAAAGTAGGTCCATAATGGCTAAAACTTTTGCAAAATTAAATGATAGTAATATAGTTACTCAGGTTACCGTTGTTGATGATGGTAATGCTGCTTCAGAAGCTAAAGGTGAAGCATTCTTAAGAACTATATTTAATGATGACACAGCAGTGTGGAAACTTTCTGATGACTCTACTGGAAGTGTAGGAAAAGGTTATGTTTATGATACTGTTAATAAAATATTTCACGAACCCCAACCCTTTCCATCATATACTTTAAATCTAGCGACAAAAAACTGGGAACCCCCTATTCCTCGTCCCGACACTCTTGGATCGTGGAATGAAGCCGAACAAAAGTGGGAAGAATAAATTAGTCTTTCAATTGAGGTAATTGTTTAAAAAATTTTCCTTTAATTTTCAACATATTAGTTTCATCTAATTCAAATAATTCTTTGTCTTTTGGGTAAGGAACAATTTCATAATCATAATCTTCTCTTTTAAAAGGAACATAAACAGCTAAAGGACTTTTTTTAGGAATGGTAATATATTTCCAACCTAAAAAAGGTTTCTCTAGACATTCTTTTCCTAACTCCCTGAAGGTACTTTTTTTAATAATAAGTTGTTGATTAATTTGATGCCAGATATCGCTCGGAATAATTCCAGGCAAAGCTTCAAAAAGAGGACTGTATTCATAATACATATTTAATTGCATTATTGAATAACCTTCCGGAGTCATTATTCTCCAAGGACACTCTGTTTTTAAAATAAAAGCAATATCATTTTTAATGTGATCGGGAAGATAAGGAACAAGTTGCGCGTTAGGATGAAATGACATTTTATATCCTTCATGAGGAGTTGCCCAGTGATGAGCTCCTGTAGTTTCGTTATATCGTAGTACAATATCAGTCCACGTAGGAACCACATATCCGTTTTGAAACCATAAAGGAAAAGAAGGACACGCTTTTATATTAGGTATAGTTTCACTAACTCGAGTAGTTTTAATATCTTTATACCATCGAGGAATAAATTCTCTAGCCGGCTGGGGTGGCATTACTTTTTCCATATGTGGAATTTGAGACCACCATTTTATTTTAATTTTTTCTGTCATTGTAAGATGAAATTTGCACTGATAGTTATTCTCTCTTCTTTACACATAAAAGGATAAACAAAATGTACAAGAGTTGCGGGAAATATAAAAAGGTCTCCTTCTTCAGGAAAGAACTCTTTACTAGAAATAGAGTGAGGTTGAACTTCCCCGTAAGTAAAAGCAATTGAACCTGGTCCTCCTCCAACTCCAGTAAATTTCTTGTATTCTTCTTTTAATTTTTCAGTGCTTTTAACAATTAGAACACTGGAAAAATCACAGCTCGTATGGATATGGGGAGGGTTGAATTCTCCAGGTCCCATATAATTAACCCATGCCACATGCATTGTTATCTTTTTGTCTAAGGGTTTTCCGTACCATTGTTTAAAACTCTCTCGTAAACATTCTAAATAAGGTTTAATGATTTTAGAGTATTCATCAGAATTAATGGAATGTTCATGTTTAATAACTCCCGCTAACTTATCATTAACGAACTTAGAGTTTTTACTACATAATTTAGTACACGCTGCTAAATCACTAGAAGATAATTTTGTTTTAAGTAAAAGAGGACCCCAATAATAAAAATTATAATTAATCCTTGTTTGGTTTGTCATAGATTTTTTGTTTTAAAAATTTTCTAGAAGAAAGACAATCTCTGACGTTTAAATACCAGTCTACTTTTCTTTTATTCAATCGATCAATAGCTCCTTGAAATTCTTTTTTAAATTCCTCGTGAGTAGATTTATATGTATATTTCATTAAAGTAGGTAAATCGGTAGGATACCAACCCATGCCTGTAGCAATACAATGTGCTCCTCCTTGTGGGGTATAACGATATTTTTCCATTTTAGAACCTACTAACCGTTGGAAGTCTCCATTGGCTTGATAGAAATCAAAATCAAAAGGATATTTCCTTTCTTGGATATCTCTCCAATATTTTGTATCGGTACGTGTAGATAAAGCATAATGAATTCCTACAAATTCTGCAAAACTTTTTGTTAATTTTCTAGCGGCAAAATTAAAATGATCTCTGGTAAATTGAGAAATTTCTGATCGTCCTAAGCAGCGTAATAAAAGATGTAAATACTCATGAACAGCAAATAATCCATTACCCTCAAGAGGCTCAATAAAAGCAGCTGATAAACCAATAGCACATACATTTTTATTCCATGCGTTTTTATACATCCCGCCTTCAAATTTAAGTTTTTTAAATTCTAATTGATCTGGCCAGTTAGGATTCCATTTCCCTTTTTTATCATTAAAGAAAGGAGGACATGGAAAAAATTGTGTGGTTGGATGACCAAGCCAATGTTTAAATTCTTTAAGAGCATCTTCATCTGAAATAAATTTATCTGAATAAACATAACCCGTTCCTAGCTGAGACCATAGAGGAATAGTCCATACCCATCCATTTTGGATAGCTGTACAGTTGGTATAGTTTTTAAATTCATTTGTTACATTTCTATAAGGAATCTTCACTGCATAAGCAGAATTGTTAGGAAGATAATCAAAGCGTTCAAAAGGTTCTTTTAAAGTTTTTCCTAGTAAAAGAGATTTAAATCCTGTGCAATCAATATAAAGATCAGCTTTATGTTTTTTATTAAGAGAAGTAATTCCAGTTTTAAGATCTGCTTCAATAGTTTCAATCTCTTCTTTAACATGTTTAACTCCTTGAGGAAGACAGATTTTATCTCGGAGCCAGATTCCGAACTTGGTTGCATCAAAATGATAAGCACAATCACGCTGAAAACTCCAGTTTCCTGGTATGAGGTCTGTTTTATCTGTTAATCTATTATTTGTTATTAAAGACATTTGAGGAAAAGTACATTCTGCATAATCCATATTATGGGTAAAAGGATAGAGAAATTTTTTAAAGTACCAATCATTAAGGTCTGAGATATTGCCTTTGGTATAAGGATCTCCAAAAGGATAATGAAATCCTCCGTCTCCTATTTTATAAAAATCTTGAAAACGAATACTTAATTTATAAGTAGCATCACACTCTTTCATAAAATCTTCGTCTTTAATCTGCATCATGGAGAGCCATTGATTAATTTGACCTAAGGTACTTTCTCCCACTCCTACGGTAGGAATGTTGGGGGATTCAATTAAGACAATTTCTTTATCGGAAAAGAATTTTGATAAGGTAGCCGCTGTCATCCATCCAGCTGTTCCTCCTCCAACAATAATAATTTTTTTAATCATAGAAATCTAAATCCATTGCAATAATTGTTTTACGTTCAGAAGAAGGATTAACAGGACTTAAATGTTCAATATTACCTGGAACAATAATCATATCTCCTTCCACTACGGTAGGACTGACAAAAGCAACATTGCCTGAATCAAATTGAGTATAGGGTTGTTTATAAATGGTTCCTGAATGAATTTTAGGATCTAGGTCAATATATACCATCGCAGTAAATAAAGACTTACCATGATTATGGAGAATATGATCATGTCCTTTCTCATAAGCTGTGGCAAACGCTCGGGTTGTTTTTAAATTTGTTTTTATTTCTTGTGCAAATTCTTGCAAAGGATCTGCAAACACTCTTAAGCATTCCTTTAAAAATATTGAGGCTTTTTCTAGCGAGAGGCGACGATTAGTTAAAAAATTTTGACCTTCATGTTCTATACATGGGTATGTTTCTAATAAGGAATGTATATCTTTTTTTGTTTGAGTCCAATTTGGCACCTTAAACTTCCAATAGGGAACCGCAAAAAGTGTATCTTTCATGTCCAGGAAAGTAATTGATTTTGTTCTCAAAGTCAACTATAAGTTCAAATGATCATGGAAGAAAGAAAAAATGAATCTTAAACATTATGCGTGGTTTTTTAAAGGTGCACTTTCTAATGAGACGTGTGACAGTATCCTTAAAATAGGGCTTTCTAGAAAAAAAGAACAAGGTATTATTGATTCTACTAACAGAGGTGATGCCTACGGGCTAAGAGATTTACAAGAAGATCCTTTATCTCCCCTAGAAAAAAAACAATTACTGCGCAAAAGAAATTCTCATATTGTATGGTTAGATGAACAATGGATTTTTGAGTTAATTAATTCTTATATTAATAAAGCAAATCAAAATGCCGGGTGGAATTTTCAATGGGACTGGACGGAATCTTCTCAGTTTACGATGTATGGTAAAGATCAATTTTATGGCTGGCATATTGACGCTGGAATGAAGCCTGCATCTAATCCTAATTGGAAAGGATCATATAAAAAAACTAGAAAAATAAGTTCTAATATTCAGTTGACTGATCCTTCAGAATACGAAGGAGGATTATTTCAGATTGATCCTCGTATGGATGATCCTGATAAAAAGAAACCAGAGATTTGGACTGCTCCTAGGGATAGAGGAACCATCATATGTTTTCCTTCCTTTACGTGGCACCGTGCTACTCCAGTTACTAAAGGGGTGAGATATAGTATGACTCATTGGCATTGGGGACAACCGTGGAAGTAGGATATAAAATTGTACATGGCGCCATTTCTCCAGACTTAGCTAATTTTGTATATAATTATTTTATTTTAAAACGTAGAGCGGTTGAGTGGCTTATGGAAAATCATTCTCATGTTAAAGACATAGGTATTAAAAAAAATTTATATGGTACATGGAGAGATCCAGCAGTTCCGAATACTTATTCAGTCTATGGAGATGCTGTGGGGGATACTTTATTAATGAAGCTTCTTCCTATAATGAAAAAATTTACTGAATTAAATTTATCCCCATGTTATAGTTATGTACGACTTTATAAGAAAGGGGATATTTTAAAGAAACACAAGGATCGTCCTAGCTGTGAAATTTCAACCACTCTTCATTTAGGAGGAGAACCTTGGGATATTTATTTAGAAGGAGAAGCCATTAGCTTAAGAGTCGGTGACATGCTTATTTATAAAGGAGAAGAAATGGAACATTGGAGAGAAAAATTTGAAGGTGAAATTTGTGCTCAAGTCTTTTTACATTATAATAATAGCGAAGGTCCGCTGGGTAAAAAGAATCTATATGATAAGAGACCTGCTCTAGGATTACCTTTTG